GGCCTGATGCGCTGGTATGCCTAATCGAAGTCAAGACGGCATCAGGTGAGCTCTCGCCTGAGCAGGAAGAGCTGCTCAAGCTGGGCTGGAGCTACGAGGTTCGGAGTGTGGACGGGGCTGTATCGGCGCTCACGCGCTTTGAGTCTGAGGTGTTCGGATGTTAGTCCCCCTCCCCCGTCTTGGTGGCGTTGGCCAGCGCCTCTCGAACGTCTTTGCGCGTGGCGAGGTAAGCAATGGCCTGCTCCCAGGCGTCCGTTTCCTTCCACTTCACCTCTTCGGTGCTCATGGCGGAAGCAATCGCAAGCGCCAGATCCTTAGCGCTCTTCGTCACTTTGATATTAACCCTCTCAGGTCGTTGCGGAGTTGGCATACGGTGATTATAACCTACGCTCAATCCTACGGTTTGCCCAATCATAAAAATCCTCTTGACAGTGTGTATAGTTATACGTATAATACGTCAACTTTACAACGTATGCAAGTACGGACAATTCACAAACTAGAAAGTTGCACATCATGAAAGAAAATCAACTCGTCCCCGCTGCTCAGACTGCGCTCTCTTACTCCTTCGCCGACGTGCAGAGCATGGCGCAGGTGATCTGCCAGGGGAACCTCTTCCCCAGTCTCAAGAACCCGGCGCAGGTGTTGTCTCTGATGCTTCTGTGCCAAGCCAAGGGCTTGCACCCAATGGTGGCGGTAGAGCGCTACCACATCATCGAAGGCAAGCCCAGCATGAAGGCAGACGCGATGCTCTCTGAGTTCCTGAGCCACGGCGGGAAGATCGAGTGGCAAGAGCGCTCTGATGTTCGCGTGTCTGCAATGTTCACCGCGCCGAACGCTGGCACTGTGGAGGTGGTCTGGACGATTGAGAGAGCGCGAAACGCAGGACTGACCAGCAAAGGTAACTGGAAGAGCTACCCCTGCCAGATGCTGTCTGCCCGTGTGATCTCCGAGGGAATTGGACTCACGATGCCAGGTGTGCGAATGGGAATCTACACCCCCGAGGAGACGATGGACTTTGACACCCCAGCGCCTCGGCAGGCTCCAGCGGCAGAACTTCGCCCCGAGCTGCCCCCTCGCTCGTTTCAGCGCGTCACCTCTGGCCCAACCAATGACCAGATCAATCAAGCGGTCAGAGAGTCCGGGGGGCGCGGCACCGTGGCAACCAACCTAGTGCCCTCTGGTGGCGATGCGATCACCGACCCACAGCGCAAGGCGCTCGGGGCCATGAAGTACCCAGGGAGCGCCGCTGGCTGGCCTTCGCGCAGTGGCATGACCAAAGAGCAAGCCTCACAGCTCATTGACTACTACAACCGGCACAAGACATGGGACGGTGCTCCTGGTGATCCGGGACAGACCACCGAGGCGGCAGAGCCTGCTGAGGATGAAGAAGCGCTCACAGATCCGTTCGCGGAAGAGGCATAGAGATGAAAGACATTTTAACGATGATGCGGGTTATTACTGGCACTGGCATCAAGATTGACACGATTATTACCGAGGCCGAAATTATCATTCAAGAGGGGCACGCGGAGGTAACTAAAGGAATTGTTGATAAAGGTATTGGCACCGAGGAAGTAAGCGACCTTCAAGCAAACGCGGCGGCGCTATGTCTTTTAAAAGGACTTCTTGAATCATTCAAAGATGAGTGGGGGATGAAGTGAGCCGTAAATACTTTTTCTCCAGCGGTGCAAGCCATGACGAAAGGCTTATTACGGCTTCCGATACTGAGCCGCTTGCTCCTATGCTTTGGCCTTACCTGCTAACACGCATGGATGATTGGGGACGCGCTGAAGCCTCGGTTATTGCAATCAAGGCAGAAAGTTTTCCTCTTTTCGAGATCATCACCCGCCCCGTGATTGAGTCCACATTAAAGGCGCTTGACTCCGTGGGGTTGATTGAACTCTACGAAGTGGATGGTCGGCGATACATGGCAATTGAGCCTGAGAAGTGGTTCGGGTATCAAAGCCACGTCAGAAGCGAGAAGCGAACGAAGGACGGGTCTAAATACCCGATGCCTGAATCACAACGCGCATTCTGGGAAACCCCCACGAATACTCGTGAAGAATCACGCGAATCTGGGGTTAATCAAGAATCTGCACGCAATCGCACGCAATCGCACGCAGATTCGCGCAATTGCATACCTTCACCTTCACCTTCACCTTCACCTTCACCTTCTGTTATCCCCCTAACCCCCGTGGAGCAAGAGACGCAAATCACCACCACCAATGGAAAGGTTTTCTCGGGATGTGACCCGCTGCCGACCAACACGGAGAACTATCTGCGAGAGGCTTGCCCGGATTGGTGGGAGGCTCATCTTCGGCTTGCGCTGGCAGGGAGGCAGTTTACGAACACCTCGGCTCTCGACAGCTACTCCATGCAAATCCTCAGAGGCTGGAAGAAGGGCAAGGATACGCCCCAGGCTCCGCTTCCCGAAGTGCCCATGAACGCCGCGCCGCCCGACACGGGGCTTTTGCCGCCTGGAGCTCGGATACTCTCACTGGCTGAGCTTCGGGCCAAGCGTGCCGCACAGGAGGCAGTCCATGCTACCCAGTGATATTGCCGCCGAGCAGAGCGTACTTGGCTCCATGCTGCTCTCGCCCTGGTCTGCCGAGCAAGTGCTCCCCCTGCTGGCTCCGAGCGACCTGTACCGGCTAGAGCATCAGCGAATCCTCCGCGCCATCCATGCCGTGGCGGAGCGTGGCGAGGGAATTGACCTGGTGACGGTGCGCTCTGAGCTGCTCCGTGAGTGCCAAGAGGGCGACCCTGCGATTCTTTACCTGCACGATCTCATCAACGCCAGTGTGGGTCGTGGCAACGTGGTGAGTCAGGCGCAGATCATCCTGGAGCACGCCACCCGCCGCCGCCTCGCCCTGGCTGCCCATGAGATCGCAGGGCAAGCACAGAACCTGGAGATGCCGCTGGGCGAGCTCGTCAGCAGCTCCGAGAGCCTGCTGCTCGATGCCACCTTGCCAAACCGCGCCGGAGACAGCTACACACCCGCCTCGTCCCTGCTCGATGAGGTGATTGCCGACATGGAGACGCGGAGCCAACAGACTGGACTACCTGGAATCTCCTCGGGTCTCTCCTCCTGGGACAACCTCACGCAAGGCATGGAGAAGGGCGGGCTCTACGTCTTTGCTGGTCGCCCCGCCATGGGAAAGACCGGCGCGGCTATCACCATTGCCGCTGCCGCGTGTCGTCGAGGTCTGCGAGTGGCGTTCTTCTCGCTGGAGATGCCCAAGAAGCGCCTGGTGGAGCGCCTCCTGGCAAGCGAGGGTAGCATCTCGCTCCGCAACATCCGTAGTGGCCAGCTCACTCGCGACGAAGCTCAGGCACTGCCCGCCGCCCGACACGCGGTCTCACGCTTCAAGCTGGTGATCGACGACACCAGTGCTCTGTCCCTGCCCCAGATCGTGAGTCGGTGCCGTCGCATTCGCGCCGATCTCGGGGGGCTTGACATGGTCTTTGTGGACTACATCGGCATCATGCGCCCCGACTCCCAGCGCAAGGCAGGCACGCGGGCCGAGGAGGTGAGCCAGATCGCCAACGGACTCAAAGCCGCCGCCAAGCAGCTTGACGTGCCCATTGTGGCGCTTGCCCAGATCAACCGTGGCGTTGAGGGCAGGGAGGTCAAGAAGCCCATGCTCTCAGACCTCAAGGAGTCGGGAGGCATTGAGGAAGCCGCTGACGTGGTGACAGGGCTTTATCGCCCCTGCTACTACCAGCCCCAAGAGGCACACCCCCAGGGGGGAGCCGAGCCTGCGGAGTGGATCGTTTTGAAGTGCCGCGATGGAGAGACCGGCACGGCTAAGGTGGCATTCTACGGGGCCAATACTCGTTTTGAGGACATGGAGGTGAGCTATGACTTTGAATCCTAATGCGTCGGTTTTAAATCCTGAATTGGTCTCTGGGTTGGTGTTCCCTGTAGTGCGTGAGCAAGACGACGCGAAGCGTATTTTTGCCGAGTACGCCATTCTGGGCGGGATGCTCCAAGGCCAAGAGCGATTCATAAGGTCTGGTGCCAATGTGGACTGGACACACCCGATGAGCGAGGCCATCGCCCGCGCTTGCGTCGAAGCCTGGGAGCGCCATGGGATGATCTCGTCAGAATCTTGGGAATGTGCCTCCGGTGCCTACCTCTCTCGCTATACAGGGCGGAGTCACTTGTGCGACATTGAAATGGCGGCATGGTGTGAGTACCTCAAGCGCGTCTGTGAGCTGCAATTCGCTCCAGAGGAACAGGGGGCTGCGTGAAGCCCAGCCCCCTACCCGACTCCCACCGCCTCATGGATGCCTATGAGTGTTGGAAGCGGCACTCGGAGACGCGATGGCAAGCCCAGCTCGGAGACGACGCAGGCGACCTACTCAGTGAGGTGTACCTGCGACTACTCCGCGCCGGAGGCTTTCGCTGGCAGTCTGAGGCCGCTACACGGCGCTATATCGAGCAGGTGGCGGCATACGTGGCGCGGGACCTACTTCGGGCCAGGTTGAGGCGCTCAGAGGTGTTCTCGGTGGCATTGGAGTTAGGGGCGCGTGGTGGCGTGAGCACTCCTCTGGAGCAGGAGGTGAACCTGGAGGCGCTGGTGGAGTCTGCCGGGCTCTCCCTGCGCCAGAGAGTTGTGGTGCAGGCAAGGAGACAGGGAATGGAGACACGGGATATTGCGGGGCTTCTGGGGGTCACGGTGGACGCCGTGCGCCAACTGGAGAGCGAGGCGATTAAGCGGCTGCGGGAAGCGGCTCAGAAAGGGGCAGGAGAGTGAGAGGACAGAAAACAGACCCCGAGCTGGTGGCGAAGGTCACAGCGGCATTACTGGCGGGCATGGGGCTTAGTGAAGTGGCCAGAGAGTATAAGATTCCGGTCTCTTCAGTCTCTCGGATTCGGGATAATTTGAACCAGGGAGAATTGGAAAGAGTTGGAAAAGAGAAGAGAAACCGCATTGACGAGATGCTGGCGGATTCTTTAGAGACGCATCTTAACGCACTAAGGAGCATTGCAGAAGTTGGCTCGGACAAAAACTACCTCATCAAGCAAAGCCCGGAAGGTCTCACCACGCTTCACGAGCGCCTTGAAGACCACGCACTTCGACTTCTCGAAGCGGCGGGTCTTGTCGCCGATGCAAGCGAACCCGAGCCAGCCTAGTCCTTACCTGGACTTTCTGCGCGCAACCCTACCCCCCTCGTGGTCGGTGGACGTGCTGCACATTCGCCTGATCGCCGAGCAACTCGACCGCGTGAGGCGTCGGGAGATAGATCGCCTCGCTATTCATATGCCACCACGCCACGCCAAGAGCGAGACCGTCACCTACCGCCTGCCGGTGTGCTGGCTGGAGGACAACCCCACGGACAATGTGCTCATCACGGGATACAATCAGCGCTTTGCCAACAAGTTCGGGCGCAGGACTCGCAACCTTGCTCTGGAGCGTGGGATTGTCTCGGGGGACAAAGCGGCTGCGGACGAATGGGAAACGACAGCAGGCGGGCTTCTCATGACTCGTGGTGTTGGCTCTCCTCCCACCGGAACCGGGTTTAACCTCATCGTGATTGACGACCCGGTACGTCGTCGCCAAGATGCCGAGAGCGAGACGGTGCGCGAGGCGACCTGGGACTGGTACACAGACGACCTATATCAGCGACTAGAGCCGGGTGGGGCCATAGTGCTTATCATGACACTTTGGCATGAAGCTGACATCGGGGCGCGTGCTGTGGCCTCGGAGCCGGGGCGCTGGCATGTCTTAAAGCTCCCTGCCCTGGCCATTGACAACGATCCGATGGGACGTGCCCCCGGTGAGGCGCTCTGGCCGGATCGCTACCCTGTGGAGGTGCTGGAGAAGATCCGCCAGGTGGAGGGTGATCGCACGTTCGAGGCGCTCCACCAACAGAACCCCACACCACGCGAGGGCAACCAGTTCAAAGTGGGGATGCTCAAGATCGAAGATGCCTCGCCTGCTGGCCTCCTCTCGGTTCGTGGCTGGGACATTGCCGCCACGGAGGGAGACGGAGACTACAGCGCGGGCGTTCGGGTCAGTGGGCCGGACTCCAGCGGGCTCTACTGGGTGGAGAGTGTCCACCGTGGCCAGTGGGGGACAGATCGCCGCAACCGGGAGATTCGACTCACGGCGGAGCTGGACGCACGCCCGGTGCGGGTCATCGTGCCCCAAGACCCCGGCGCGGCAGGTGTGGACATGGCGCGGAGCCTGGTGCGCCTCCTGGCGGGCTTCTCCGTGGTGGCTGAGCGTGAGAGTGGAGACAAAGCGACCCGCGCCGATCCGTTTTCCGCCCAGGTGAACGCCGGGAACGTGCGCCTGGTGCGGGGGGAGTGGAACAAGGCATTTGTGGAAGAGCTTCGGGCGTTCCCCAGTGGCAAGCACGACGACCAAGTAGACGCGGCAAGCAAGGCGTTCAACGAGCTGACCCGCAAGCGCAAAGGCGGGATCGTGTAGAGGGCGAGAAAAATAATCAAACTTTTTTTCTCAAAAATCTCACACTTTGCCACTTTCGTTACGATTATATATGTGCCAAACATCATCGAGCGGATTTCGGGTTGGTTCTCCCGTGCCGGTGGCAGTGCTCTCCCCACTGCCACGGGTATGGGCAACCCTCGTGGTAGCTCTCGCACGATGGTCTCCCTCCCCGGCACCAATCGCAACTGGCTAGCCCGTGCAGGTGATCTCTGGCAATCCTCCATCGTTATGGCGGCGGTGGGTTGGGTGGGTGCCAATATCCACCAAGCGCCCATCTGCGCGTTTCGCTCCGAGGGGGGCAAGCCCGTGCGCTACTCCCGTGGCAGTGCCCGCCAGGTAGAGCGCCTCCTCGCACGTCCCAACCCCTACTACAGCTACCAGACGCTCATGGCAAGCACCATGCTCTCCCTGATCGTCAGCGGGAACGCCTACTGGTACATCATCCGCGACGGTGCCGGGATGCCCAAGGAGCTTTGGTACATCCCCCACATCCAGATTGAGCCAGCGTGGGAAAGCGGCGCAACCACCGACAACTGGATCAGCCACTACACCTACCGAGAGAACGGCCAAGAGCACAGCCTGCCCTATGAGGACGTGATTCACTTCCGTGAGGGTGCACTCGACCCACGCAACCCACGCAAGGGGCTCTCTCGCCTCCACAGCGCCCTGCGCCAGATTGCCACGGACAACGAGATCGCCACGTATGAAGCTACTATCCTGGCCAATACGGGCGTTCCTGGCCTTATCATCACCCCCAAAGACGGCACCACGGAGTTCAGCGACCCCGAGAAGATCCGCGACGTGGCCTATGACCGCATTGCAGGCGATGAGCGCGGCAAGCCCTTGGTGTTTGAGATTCCCGCTGATGTGACCGCTGTGGGGTTCTCGCCCGAGCAGCTCCTTCTGGGCGAGGCGGGCGAGTCAGGCGAGGCGAGAGTCTGTGCCCTGATCGGGATTAACCCCGTGGTGCTGGGCCTCAAGTCGGGCCTGGGAAGCTCCAGCTACAACAACGCCCGTGAGTTCGAGGCGCAGGCGTGGCAGAACGGCATTGTCCCGCGCCTGCTCACGATCTGTGGTGAGCTCGATGTGCAGCTCTTGCCGCTCTACGAAGTGCCCGAGAACGTGAGCCTCCTGCCCGATCTCTCTGGCGTGGTGGCGCTTGCTACTGACCAGAAGGCCCTCTACGAGCGCCTCACCAAAGCGGTGGGGGGGCCGTTCATGATGCCCGAGGAGGCACGCGAGGCGGCAGGGCTACCTATGGCCACGCCCGAGCAGCTTGCCCGCCTGGAAGAGCTGCGGAGCAAGAGCAAAGCGACACCGACCACCGAACAACCCGACCCCAACGAGGGCGAGGACGAAAACAATGGCTAGAAAATTACGCACGACCATCTCCCCAGAGAGCGGAGTGGAGGGGGCACAGCGCACAGGGCGCTCCTACCCGCACTCCCTGCTCTTTCCTGGCTCGACGGCGACCTACCCGGCTGGTGTCCCCTGCCCTGCTCAGGCACAGCTCCCCGAGGGCTTGCGCTGGCATGACCTGGTGAGCGATGGCGCAGGCAACTGGATTGTGAGAGTGAAATCGTGATCTACGGACAACGCTCCCGCCCCACTGCCGCGATGCGTGCCGCCCACACAGGTGGCCCTCTCCAAGTCCGCTCCGAGGCTCCTGCTCTAGTTCGTGCCGCCTCAGACGAGAGCAACGCTACGCTGGAGAACAACGTGCTTCGGGGTGTTCCCTGCCGCATGGGATACCCCTACGAGATCGGCTGGGGTGACTCTGAGGTGGTCTTCCCCGGTGCGTTCGCCGAGTCGCTGGAGACGTTCCGCCGCAAGGGCACGATCCTGCGCGACCACACCTGGCGCGAGCTACCCATTGCCTACCCCACGCTGATCGAAGAGCGGGTGCAGGATGGCAAAAGCGTGCTCTATGGCGAGGCAACCTACCACGACCACCCTGCCGCACAAGCCGCCCGGACGGTGGCAATGGATCGCGTCGCCAATGGCCTCATGGTGGGGCTGTCCATCGGCTTCTACCTCGAAGATGATGGCGCGATGTGGTTCAAGGACGGGGCTTCTCTCCTCACGTTCGCCAAAGCCAACGGCTACGACCTAGGGCTATTTGACCAAAAGAAGATCAACGCGGTAGACGCGTGGATTCTGGGAGTCACAAAGATTCGCCGCTTGGCTGAGTACAGCCAGTGCAGCGTACTCCAGGCCAACGACGAGGCATACGCAACTGAGGCAAGAGGCACTACTCCTGCCGATGCCCCGGCACCCACTAACGACAATACGGAGCCTGACAGCTCCCCTGATGCGGAGGCAAAACGCCTTCGTGATGCCGAGATTCGCAATCTGTGCGTCTCGGCGCTTGAGGCACTGGCCCCATAGCCAGTTGTTGGGGGAAAGCTCCCAACGAGAGGAAACCTATGAAAAAGAAACTACACGAGGAACTCCAGCGGGTTATGGGCCAGCTCACAACCCTGCGAGATCTAGCGGAGCGCACTGCCGAGCAGGAGACTGAGATTGATACTCTGTCTGCACGCGCCACCGAACTGATGGGCAAGATCGCCCGAGAGACGGAGCTGGAAGAGATCGCTTCTCGCGTGTCCGCTTCTGCCAATGCACTGCCTGCCGGTGGTGCTCCGAGTGCGCCCAATGCCCGTGGTATTGTGCTCCCTGCTACTGCCAAACGTAAAGCCCCCAAGGGCTTTGAGAGCGCCGAGCAAGCGTTCGCGTTTGGGCAGTTTGCCCGTGGCGTGTTCACGGGTAACGGGCAGGCTCGCCAGTGGCTCCAGGATCATGGCTACGCTCTGACTCGTGCCCAGTCGGAGGGTGACAACACAGCGGGTGGCTACTTGGTTCCCACTGAGTTCGGACAGATCATCGAGAGCCTGATTCCTGAGTACGGAATCGCACGCCGCTACTGCAACGTCGTTCCGATGGCGCGTGACACCAAGAGTCACCCCAAGACCCCAGCGCTCCTGCTGATGCGCCCCGCGGGTGAGCTCCAGACCGTCACGAACGACACCATCCGCTTTGGCAATGTCGAGCTGGTGGCGCGTAAGTGGATGCTGATTCTCCAGACCTCCTCGGAGCTTTCGGAGGATGCGGCCATTGATCTGGCGGGGCAGGTGTCCCAGACGTGCGCCAAGAGTGCGGCCTACACAGAGGATATGTGTCTCTGGCGTGGCGACGGCACGAGCACCTACAACAGCGTTGTCGGTGTGTTTAACGCGCTGAACAACGTGGCTTCCAACCTCTCTGTCCAGACCCTGACCGGTGCGGACACTTACGAGGAGGTGACCAAGGCGCAGCTCCTCGGGCTGGTGGGCGGAATCAACGAAGCGGCGACGATGTTCGGCGATCTGGCGTGGTTCTGCACCCACAAGGCCAAGCTGGAGCTGTTCTACCGAATCGCTTTGGAGCAGGGAGGGAGCACCGCCAACGAGATCGTCAGCAGCCCGAACCCCACGTTCCTCGGCTACCCAATCGTCGTCTCCAACGCCATCACCAACAACGAGACCAGCGGCGGGTTTGCCTTCGCCTTTGGTTCGCTTCGGGCGGGTGTGATGTTTGGAGATCGCCGAGAGTACAGCCTCGTCAACAGCCTAGAGGCGGGATTCACCACGGACTCCGAGTACTGGCGTGCTACCGAGCGCTTCGATATTAACGTTTTTGAGCCGGGTAGCGCCACCGTTGCTGGCCCGATCATGGTAGGCAAGTTCGCCTAGCCCTGACCCTATGAGGTGGGGGGAGGAGGCTCTCCCCGCTGAGGATATGAAACTATGAAACAGCTTCAGAATTGTAAATTCGTCCAGCTCACCCCCCCTGGTGTGATCGTGGACGATGCCAGCTACACCACAGCGGCGCTTGACACTGCCGGGTTTGGATACTGCGCCATCTTGGTCTGCCTCGGAGCCACCGACATCGCTATGGCGGCACTCAAGCTCCAGCAGAGCGATGCCAGCGGTTCGGGCTTTGCGGACATCACCGGAGCGGTGGGCGGGACGGACTTCACATTGCCTACCTCGACGGACGATAACAAGATCGTGGCCTTCTTCGTGGATCTGCGCGGTAAGAAGCGCTACCTCGACGTGGTGGCAACAGCGGGCAACGGATCGGCGGGAACCTATACCTCTATTGTTGCAATTCTCGCCGAGGGCTCAATCACACCTGACGACATCACCGAGCGCGGCCTTGTGGCTCAGGTGTTGGTGTAATCCATGAGCGAGTGGCCGACGAGTAGCGATTTGAGCACGGCTCTGACTGAGGCGGGAATCACTCCCCCGTCCTCGGGTCGCCTCGCGTCGGCCCTCACTCTGGCGGTAGATGCCTGGGAGGATGCAACGGGCTACTACCCGTTTGCCGCCGCCGATGGTGCCACTGCCACTGCCGCGCCTGTCTACTGGCCAGCAGATGCCAGCGCCTCGGTGATTGACTTGGGGGGCGCAGTGCTTACTACCACGGCACCGACTGTGGCACTCGATGGGGTGGCGCTGGAAGCGGGAAGCGACTACGAGATGCGCCCGGTGGCAGCTCCGCGCAAGGGCCAGCCCTACACCTACCTCTACCTGCCCAACCGTCGCCTCTCGCGCCACACGCCCGAGGGTGGCCTCGCCGCTCACCGACTGGTCGTGACGGGTGTCTGGGGCTACTGCGCCCATGATGCCGTCCCCGAGCTGGCACGCCAAGCAGTGCTGGCCAAGGCCGCGCTCAATATTGCCAACCCTGCCACAAGCGCAGGAGACGCTACAGAGGCAGTACGGCGCATTGAGCAGGGGACTGTAACGATTGACTATGGCACCAGCGCGGAGGAGCGCCTCTCTGCCGTGCGTGCGTGGGAATCCGATTGGGCGGCAGGGCTCGCGAAGTACCGCCGCCAAGGAGTTGTATAGATGCCAGCACCTTATGACGATGAATTACAGTTAGTGGTTGGAGCAATGGACTCCTGCGTCTGGTTGTGGCCTTGGCAGGTAGGAATCCCTACCCTCCAACAGATTACCGACGCAATGTTCCCCCGCCCCACAATCGCGTTCCTGCCGTCCTGGGGGCAAGCGGTTCTTGATAAATGGAACTGGTTCGCGGATCTATTCAAAACCAAGTTCACGGAGCTTGCCGGTGAGGAGATTGAGGACGAGGAAACCTACAAATCCATCGTCGTAGAAGCGGCAGAATACGCCGCTAGTGTGATGGGTATTGACCTCTGGGACGAATCCGAGGGACTGCCCTCCATGCCTATCTATGACGTTCCTGTCGGCGGAGCGGGGTAAGTGCCGATCTTTGCGCTGGGAAGTTTCGCTGAAGCCGGAGCCGTGATTGTCGGAGTCACGGTTGTCCTGCTCCTGCTCTCCTGTTCATTGATAGAGAGGGTGATGCGCTGGAGAGTGATGCGGTAATGGACGGAAGTCTTGACCCTGCG